GTTGGTTTTCCAACACCCAATCGATGATTGCTTGAAGTTTAGAGTCACCAGTGCCAGTGCTTTTCAGATGTAAGCACATCTCTTGAATTTCTTTTGGACAACGGTCAAAGCCACGCATATCAATTCTCCGATACATGATTTGTAATGAATATAGAAAAGACGCCCAACACCACAGAGTGAAATGTTGGGCGTCCACAACCAGGAGACACTAAGGAGTTACGTCTGCAGTTGCGATTGCAGAAGGAACGTAAAGAGCAGGGAAGCCATTGTGTACTTGACCCAATACCCAACCAGAAGGATTCCAGCTTGGATAGGCATAAGGATAGTACCCACGACGAAGGGCCATCACACCGTTTGGTCCTTCAGTGACAACTTCTGAACCATTGTAGTATTGCACCCACGATGGATTTGGTGTTGGCATAAACGTCACTTGATCAGTCCCAATGAGACCTGTGAGAGCGTATGCACTACCATCCCAAATGCGGAGACGATAGTCAACAATATGCCAAGTCAACCAAGGAATGGCTCTCAACACAGCACGGAAACGTCCAGGACCAACTTGGTCATAGGACATAAATGGAGTATTGACAGTGCCAGCCTGAGCAGCAACTTTCGTGTTGTTGAGAACATACATGAAAGTAGAACTTCGACAGATGGCATGTTCGATACCCATACCATTCAAGGCATTCATAGCATCATTGATGGCCATGATATGTGCAGGAATATCAGTACTGGTGTTTGCCCAAGAAGCAGCAATGATGTCACCAGTACCAAGCATGTTCAACTGGTTCTTGTTACCAGCTGGGATTTGGTAGTCGATAGTTACATCACCACCACTGAATCCTTGGCGAAGTTCGTCACCGAATTGATCAAACATATAGGAGCCACGTAACATGGCAGCTGTTTGAAATTCAATCATGTTGGCAACTAACTCGGCCATGGTACGCTGTTGACGAGCGATGTAGTTTTCACCCATCTGATCAACAGCAGTAACAGGAGCACCGATCATACGACGGTTGATCAGGTCTTCATGCTTCAGCGATAGTTGCTGAGCAGAACGAGGAATAACAAACCGAACTTTACCACTGGGTTGTGGTTTGATTTCGGTGTTACTCGAGCCAGGAACACTTGCAGGTGCAATGTCCTGAGTACGATTGTAAACATCATAACTACCTTCACGAAGATCATAGTCGACCGTGTTGGCCTTGTCTTGCTTAGATGGGTCTCGTGCGGACAATCCCCATCCGAACAAGTCGGACAACATAGTGGCAGGCAGTTGGATGCGGGTGACTTCCCGAATAATTACTTCGGGAGCCAAGATTTCGTTCACGGAACGAGACATCTAAATTCTCCTTGAAAAACTTGTGGGAAACAAGAAGTTCATTTCCCACATGAAACATACATCACTCAGACTACGCCGAAGTAATGGTGGTGGTACACATAAGAGGATACCAAACTAGAGACCCACCATCTGAAGCATAGTCAGCAAGCATCAATACTTGCCCACCCATCTTCTTATTGGCAGTAGAGAATGTCAACGTGGTACTCAATGCACCACCTGAATCTCCATAAACAATTGTATTTGCTGCACCAGTGACAACCATGTCGGTATTGGCACCGTTGAACAACAATACCGAATAACCTTTCCCCACAGTCGCAAGATCTGGGAGGGTGAAATTACAAGCTGCCGTCGCCACAAACATACAACCATGATCAGCATCTGTCAAGGTGTAGTCAGCAGCTTTGAAATAGCGTGCCTTTGGATGTAACAGGAAGTGAGATCCGTGGGGAGCCAAATCGGCAGTTTTGAAACCAATGCGGAGTAATACAGCCAAGGCTGCCTTATCTACCAATACAACATCGCTGGTGTTCTTAAGGATACCACCAGTGAACAGGTTGACTGTCTTATCGACAGCTGTCCCGTCGCGATTCAGCATGTTGGTGTATTCACCGAGGATACCAACCGGAGCCTGAGTACCGTCCGTGGCGTCTGCATCGTAGCGATACAAGTTACCATCGGAGGTCTTGACTGCCATTACTGTCCCACCACGGATAGTCGTGGTTTTAGCAGTATTGCCAGAGTCAGTTACTGTGGAATCGATTACACCACGAGTAGTGAACTTGCGGTGATTGTTGTCTGGACCAGAAGCAAAGAGTGCAATTTCTTGTGACTCGATGATATCTGTTTGTCCTGGACTTGGATACGACATATCTACTCTCCTAAAATATGTTTCTTCCTATCTCAAGGTCGGAATAACCTTTCTCATGTTTTCAGAAGAAACTATTGCTTAGATCTTTTCATTATATTGTTCGGGTGTTGTTCATTGATGTTATGAACAGTCTGTTGAATTGTTACAGGAGTTTTGTTACCAGCAGTTGTTCCACGGAGTGGGTTGCTAGCAAAGATTTCTTCTGCTTTCTCAGGTGAAATATGGCCAAAGCCAGCAGTCTCACCACCTTCAAAGAACTGTTCTGAAGAACCAGCAGAGATGACGTTGTTACCAGAAGCATCCTTACCTAACAGCTTTCCAGCAACAGGTTGTTTGGCAACTTTCAATTCACCAAACATATCTCGGATACCTTCTGGAATATGGCGTTCCATGAACTGCACTACTTCTGACAAGTCAAACGTAGGAAGATCAGCTGCTTCACTGAACTGGTGTGTAGTTACACGAGAGAGAAGCTCGTTCTTCATACCAGCAGGCAAGTGGGCAGTCTTGATTGTGGTTTCCAAACCAATCTTGCTGGCATTGATTTGTTTCACACGTTCTTGCTCAGAGAACTGAACAATCTTGTCCTTGACATTCTTGGGTAGTGCTTGCCATTCTTCAGCATTGAACTGTTCACGATACTGAGCAGGGATCTCGTTGAGAGGAGCCATACCAGCCTGAGCTTGACTTGCCATCATGGCTTTCACTTCAGCAGATTGCTTTGCCTTGAGAGCACTGTTGAGAGCAGTCAATAAGATGTCGGGAGCACGATCATCCGCTAATGAGAAGTCAGAAGGTACAACCACATCCAACTGTTCAAGAGCAGCCTTGATGGCAGACATCTTGTTAGGATCTTGCATTACAGGTGGCATATCAGGGTTTGTTTCAACCGCTGGAACAATGACAGCACCCTCTTCATTTGGGTCTTGCATATCTTGTTCTTCATCGAGGAGACGCTCTTCTTCAGAGTGTTGTGTTCCATGAAATCTGTCCAGATACTTAGACAGACTGTTCAGCCCTTCCCCCTGGAACTTTGGTGCTTTGGTGTCTTTTGGATTGTGATTCCAGTATTTGTCTTTTCTGTAGTGAACAATTTCATGTCCATCAGAGTGTTTGTACACAGTGCCACCAGCACGAGTCAATTCCTTTTGTTTTGTATATCCTCTAGAAGAAGCCAATCTTCCAATGGTGTTTTCAGCAAACTGTTCAGAATACTGATCACTGTCAACAAGACCCCAATGACGGCCGTCATGGAAGCCACTATCTGCAAGTCTTTTCTTGAAACTTGAGAGCTTTGATTTTGGGACGTGGTAGTGGTTGCTGAAAACTTCACCATCAGAATCATCTACAGTGTGGACTTTCTTTCCTCCGTGGGCACCAACCACACGTTCAAAGTCTTCAACATCTTGATCAAATAGACTATGAAACACGTTTGCTTTACGTTCAGCATGTTGTTCAGAGTGTTGAGAATCGTAGGAAAATTTAACTGGTGTTTTCGGAGCAAGTGTTTTGTCCTCCTTGTGGAGTTCGGACAAGTGTTTCTGCAGTCTTGTCAGCCCTTTTCCAGTAACAACACGTCCAAGTTTTCCTTTTGCATCCTTTGTTGAATGCGACCAAGCACCGTTCTTTGTGATGGTAATTTGGTGTCCATCTCGACGTTCATATCTTGAATTGTGTTGATGATGTCCTGTTGGAGAACCATAATCATCAACATTCTTGTAGCTTTGTCGATGCTTGTATCCAAAGGAACGTGCTAATTCTCCACGTTCATCAAACTGTTCTACACTTGTTTCACTGTGTTGGTTTGTATCGGACATAACGTAGTGATCCCCTAATTTGAAGCCACTGGCTCGAGCAGCAGCATGGAATTCTTGTTTACTGTGATCAGGAACATTGAATACTAGATTGTACTGTCCCTTTCCTCTCCATCCTTGTTTATTCTTACCAAACACACGACCACCGAACTTGGCCACTAGTGCATGGAAGAGTGACTTACGATGT